AATTACACTTCTAACATAATAAGTTCTATTATATTGACCAACTAACTCCACATCACTCACAACTATCTTATTACCAGCAGACAATCCATGAGAATTGAATGTTGTTATAGTTGTAATTCCTGTTACATTATTATAATATGTTGAATTGATTCCAATAGATGCTCCAGTTTGATACAAAGTAACATCAGAAAGAATCGCTGAATTGATAGCATTCAATCCATTAGTATTGATTCCACTTATGACTTCAGGAGTTCCATAATCAGGTTTGGAATAAATTGTAGTCGCAGAAGAAACATTTACAATATGATCATTTCCATTTACTACCGAAGTAATTCTGTATAGATTGTTATATTCAGAGAATCTAGAATCTCGTATTCCCTCTATTCTAAGTACATCACCAACATTATTATAAATTTGATCTACTTGAACATATCCAGCAACCCAACCAGTTGTAGTTCCAACACCGACTACCGTGAGTGTATTACCTATACCATAAGCAGATCCACCATCTACTATTTTAACATCAGTAATACTTCCATTTACATCAACCTCCACATTTGCTGTTGCATGTTTACCAACAACAGATCCAGCAGATCCAACTAAAGTTGCATTATATAAAACTTGAACACCCCCAGATCCATCACCATAATTAAGTCCTGGATTAATAACAGATACTTTAGTAACTGGATTTAATCCATGATCTGGTTTTGTGGTAATAGTATGAGATGTTCCAGATTGAGAATGTATATCTAATATACCAATATTATAATTAAAAGAACTAATTTTATTTTCAATGACTTCTCTAGTCAAACTATGTTGAGGATCATCAATCTCAGTTAATCCAATTGGAGAAGGTAGTGCAAAAGTTCTAGTTTTGTCTGGATTATTTTCTGGATTGTCTCTGTCTAGTTGAGGATATAAGTTTTTTAATGGTTGGGAGAACTTTAAATCTGTAAATGGATTTACTGTAGGTGAACTAGAAGAATCAATTATAGTTAAATGGTATACACCATCTCTAGAACCTGGAATATAGTCTTGTATTTCTTCTGTCTTATAAATCCAGAATGTTTTATTTAATTCTTTTGTTTTAAAATTAGGTAAATCTAGATTTCTTATATTAATAGGAGATCTAAACAATCCAGTATTAGTGGTTATACCAATACTAAAGGACTTTCTTGTTGGTGTATCTAATACTTCATAAACACCATTATATCCAGTATTAGCAATTCCAGTAGTATTTTCGGTAGAAATAATATTTTGAATTTCTACTTTAGATCCAATAGATAATGAGTGAGGAATATCTGTATATACTGTCGCAACTCCAACACTAGAATCATGAACTGCATTACTAATAAATTTTGGATTCCTAAGTTCTGAAGTATTGCTCAAAGTTACTGATCCAATATTCATGAATTTTGCAACTTCCGAATCACTAAACCCAGTAGTTGTGTTTGACTCTTGAATAACAAAAGAATCCTCAGGAGGTCTAGCAGTAACAGTACTGTCCTTAGGTATTACATATCTTACCTTATAAATTTTACTATCTAAAGATCTATTGTCTGGTGTTCTAGAAATATATGATTTTGAGGTTGCTTTACCTAGAGCAGGAAATCCTAGTCCTACAATAGTGCTGTAAATATCATTTTCAGTAGAACTTACAGTAACATACCACTGACCTCTAGATTCATCATATTGGATTGGATGACCAATATCTCCAGATTTTTTATCAGAAACTCTAGATTCTATTCTTAAAATTCCACCTTTGTTATTAACAGTTATAGAAGATTCACTAGTGCTATCATCAAGTGTTCTTGCTAACTTAATTTGATCTGTATTAATACCAGATGTAATAGCATAATATACATTATTATTAGAGATTCCATCAGGAAGTTCACCATCATCACTTAAAATACGAATAGTTTCTCCAGTATCAAATAAATGAGGTTCTGTTAAAGTAAGAATATTTGAACTTATACTATTAATACCAATATTAGTTCTTCCAACCGTTGATACTTTAATAGAACTAGACTCAAATATGCCAGATCCTTGAGTATCTGGCATTATTATTTTGGCAAGTCTTTCCTGATTAGCAATTACAACTTTAAGTTTATCATTAAACTTAGATCCTATTCTATATCCCTCAATGACAGATTTTGGTGGTATATCTTGGTTTAACTCATTATAAAGGTATAACCTAGTAGGATCTGCCTGTCCTATTGTGCTCTCAACATCAATTGCACCATATTCAACAGTTACTTCTTCAGAATCTATTGTTTGTGGGGGCAAAATATGGGTAATATATCCAGTATCGTCCCTTGGGAATGCATCTCTCCTAAAACCTTTACAAACTAAAGCTTTTGCACCAAAGTTTGAGTTTGAGTTTGTAATTGATAGGTCACCACCAGACTCAGAAATATAATGATTACCGAATCCAATTGAGAATACAGATACTAACTGTAAGAATGCATTATTAGATGCTTTAATATGGAACGTATCATAATCTGGTTTATATATTGCTAGAGAATTTGTATGTAAATTTGTTACACTAACAGAATCCTCATATGCACCAGAAATAGAATTATATTTTACAAAGGCATTATCATCTTTTTGAAGTCCAATTGCAGTAAATTGTGCAACAACCATGGATCTAAATCCATCAGCTTTAGATCCATCTGCATGTAGACCATTCATACCATAAACTGATCTCAATGAACAGTTAAAGATATATGGAGAAGCAGAAGTTACAGTATCTACAGTAATGTTTAATGTTGGTGATCCAGAAATAATTGTTGGTAAAGGATCTACTGGTGGGTTTGATACCCTATATGTAATTGTTGTTGGATCTTCAACACTTCTAATAACAAAAGAACCATTATACCCAGATGCTGGAATTCCTTCGATTCTTATTGGAGTATCTACATCAAGACCATTAATAGGTTCTAAAATATCTACTGTAATTACATTTGATGTGTTAACACCATCACCAGATTTAATGCTAGTTATACCGATATTTTGTCCCGTTGAACCAACAATACGATATTCATCAATTTTTGACTGAATATCAACATTAGCACTTGGAAATACTGGTGTAATTTCTCTTCCGCTAGAAGGACCATAAACTAGAGCAATTTTTTCATAATATAAATCTAGGTCAGTTTTTGTTGTATTATAATTTAAATCATCATTATCAAATCCTACAGGATTAACACCATCAGCATATTCAAAACAAGTAAGCTTATGGTGAGAATAATTTGGTACTGATAGATTCAATCCATAGTTTTTATATACTACACTATTTGGATCAGCATCAAAGAAAGTAAATTGATTAAAGTAACAAGTTCCTGTTACCCTAAACAAACAAGTTGAATCAACAGAATCATCCTCTGGATCGGGAACAAATTTGGGTCTGATTTTTGTTTTACGAAGATCCAATCCAACAATAGATGTTCCACGAGGAATAATTACTCCACCGTAAACAGAATTCATTTTATAGAGAGAATTATTCTCGCTATTTACATCAAAATTAGTTTCTAAATTAAATCCTTCAAGAGCATTTGAATAAGATCCTCCTCTAGTTAACCAATTATTCCCACTAACAGGAGCATCATGAATGGGTATCCATCCAGGTCTATTATCAATTAAATGCTCACCTGGGTAAACAATAATTGTTGTTCTACTAAACCTATCATTATCTAAACCAACTTGATAAGAAAATCTGGCAGCTTCAATTAATGCCCTTTGAATTGTCTTAAAAGGTCTAACCAAAGAGTTACCTTGATTTTCAATACTATCTGTGGAATCAATACTTGAGGGATCTACGTAAAGAATGTCCCCTCTACTATTCTTTAGAAAATTATCTAAGCGACTAAGACCCATTTTTATACACTAGTTGCTGTTATTATAATTTATTTATTCATAAGAAACTACTGATTATTATTTTCTAACATATATTCTACAGTGTTTGCAATATCATTCATTGCATCTCTTAAATCTGGTCTTTGTCCAGATTCTTGGCGATTTATTGGTCTCTTATCATCACTAAGAGTCCAACGCCACATTTTCATGCCACTACAATACCAGAGTTTAATGTTCATAAGATGGGTTACTCCAATCAGACGTGAAACTTCTCAAATGTTCTATCTTATGTAGTATACTCTCATCATACAAAACAAACTCTTCATTTGCAAAATGCAATTTACAATTATTTTTCAAAGCAAGTTTTAAGAGATACATACGCCTATCATAATCATCAGGTAAAGAGTATATACTAAACATCAAAATATGATCTAAATTTTTTTCTTTTAAAAGATATTCAAGATAAGAGTGATTTCTACCTTCATTATCTCCAGTTTGATGGGGGAATATATACCCCATCCTAGTACAATAATCCTTAACGGTTAACGTCTGAAAATGGAGATCTATATTTTTAGTTTTAAATCCTTCATATTCAGCATAAGTAACTACATTTTCATAGTCCTCTATCTTTATTTTTCTAGATGATATTTTACTATCTCCCAAAATTCTAAAATAAGATCCAGGCCACTTCCTATGAGGTTGACCATTTTTAAGCAAAACCCTAACATCTATACTTATTCTAGTTTTTCCAGTTCTATTAGGAACTCCACCATGAATATTTTCTTGAGTGAATAATAAATATTGACCCTTCTTTATATTTACTGGGTAACTGTTATCAATACAAACATTTTGAAGTCTTTCATAATTCCAATTCTCTTCTGTAGATTTTTTTGTAATTTCTCTACTTTTTTCTATTCCAATTATTTGAAGAGAATTTGAAGAATATGCATCAGTAAATGGAACCCAAATAGTTCTTAATCCAAGACCATTACCAACCCATCTTCCTTGATGATATGGTAAGACAGTTCCTGTTTTATCTTGATCTGGTATTGTTATTCTAATATTACCAAATTTTTGTATAAGAACTTCAGTATTTAATGATGGGAGAATACATTCTTCAACCAATTCATCAAATATTGAATAAAAATTAGTGTCTGCAAGATCTTTACCCACAAGTTTTACAAGTTCACCTATTTTTTTGGGATGAACATCCTCATGTAAAACAGAAAGATCTTTAACAGTTGGGTAGTACTTTTGGATACAACTTATAATATAATGATCTAAGTTGTACTTCTTAATATCATAATCGTATACATTTGCATCAAACATACTTTAATCAAGTTCAGCAAGAAGTTCTTCGTTTTCTAATTCCATCTCAAAAAAACAGGGGTGGCATTCTTCCATTACCAAATATCCAGATGCTCTAAACATATATTCATTATCAAAGATTCTTCCATAATCATTTGCCCATGCCTGAAAGTATGCTATATTATCTTCCTCATCATCAGTCAAATCATCCCATGTAAAAGGAACATTGTTTATAAAATACATCTTCACAACTCTTTTCATTGATTCAACTTCTAACCAACAATAAGATTTTGTGAGTTTGTATTTCATACTACTAAATCCGTTTTTAATATTTAGTTTTGTAGGAGGGCGCTCCCATATAAGAAAGACCTTTAATATTCCCCCCAAGTGCGAGTAGGGAGACTTGAACTCCCACGGGATTACTCCCAACAGATTTTAAGTCTGGTGCGTCTACCGATTCCGCCATACTCGCATTTTGGTAGGACTGGAGGGAATTGAACCCTCTT